AGGCGAGATCGCAAAGGCGCATATTAACTATGTTGACATTGCAAAGAGGCTCGGGATAACACGGGATACCCTCAGAGCAAAGATCACAGGTAAAAGCTCGTTTACCGTAGAGGAAGCTTTCACAATAAAAAATGAGTTCTTCCCCAACTGTCAGTTTGAGCAGCTTTTTGCTCGGTCGGCATAATTCCATTTTCAGTATAGCACATTATCTGTCCCGAAATCAGGACAGACAAAAATGAAAGGAAGTGAGAAAAATGGTTGAAGTGCGTTCCGACATTAGCGGAAAGAGAGACATTTCAAGTGAAAAAAATAGCAGTTCAGAATGCGAAAAGTGTATTTCCGAAATTCTGAACTGCCTTGCAGCAAACCATATAACATTTGAGGTCTCTTACGAAATTCTTGACGAATGCAAAGAACGAATACGCATTATGGGTGGTCAGATAACTTTGACAAGTCAATTTTAAATTTTTTCTTGCCACGATTAGTATGAATCTCAATCCAAAGTTGCGAATTTATAAAGTCACTTCTGGAAATCAAATCATCGGTAGGGACAAAGAAAAATCCGCCGATAGCTCCCATTCCGGATATGTTCTGTGGTAATGTTAATGAATAGGTTGAATATTCTTCTGTAACTTTACCATTGGTTTTAAACGCAAAGTGTCCAATACGTTCTGTTTCCCATTGAAATTCATACTTTTGATTGTTTATAATCAAAAACATTCGTGAGACTGACATAGGAATCCTGGATTTATTTTCGATAGCTAATTCAAAATATGCCGGATGTCCGTTACGATTGTCACAAAAAGCATAGCTCTTTTGAACGAGAGCCGCTTTGAAGGAATTGACCGAAACCAAATAAATTGAATTGACTATTGATATAATAAATCCCGCTAATGCTATATATGTGCAAACATAATCATTAGTAACTATTTCAAAAAGTTCATTCAAAATTATGTAGCCCCTTTCCGCTTTATTACCACAATTATACAGCTATAACTAGGGAATTGTCAAGGAGTTGAAAACATGGAAGAGAAATTCAAAGTCAAAAGAGCGCCAAAGGAAGCGCCTATCGAATTTGCCCAGCTGAGAACTTACCCCGAAGCCGCCAAAATGGTTGAGGAAGTGATGAGCATCACCAATCACACCAAGGCTCAGACTGTTTATGATATGGTCAAATATGCTTATGACCATATGGAGATCATTGAGCAGTAAACTTATTATCTGTCCGGGACAGGAAGGAGATGAGGAGAAGTTGCCATACAGAACCGTTAAACCCGCTTATCCGGCACTGGAAGTAGAAATTGCCTGCAGGCAAATAAAGAAGAAAGACATAGCGAAAGCAGCAGGGATAAGCGCTGACTACCTGAGCAAAAAACTGACGGGGCGTTCAGGCTTCACACTTGATGAAGCTCTTGCAATACATGAAAAATACTTTTCAGATGTTCCGGTACAGGTACTGTTCAAAAAAAGCGGCGAAGTACATTCGCACTCCGCCAAAGAAAACTAAATTTTGCCAAGCTTACTTCTTGCTGCTCTTAGAAAAGGAGAAATAAATATGAATGAAACCACAAAGCCCATCATCAGAGAAATGATGTCCGAAAGCGGACGCAGGATCATACTCGTGAACGAGCCAAGCCCTGAGATTATGGCAAAATGCCTCAAGCGTATCATCGACAAGAAGCTGCTCGAGGCAGCTAAGGAAAAGGCAGGTGTAAAGTAATGAGCACATACAACGTATATGTCCACCTCAGGTTCAAGGGCGGCGCATTCAACGATGTGTACAGCGTATCGGCTGGGTCGAGAGAAGCTGCCGAAGCTAAGGCAAGGGACAGGATTTTCGCTGAAAACAGTCTTGACGATCTGGTCGAGGCGGTTATCACAGATGTTTGCAGGGAGGTGTAAAAATGAAATGGTATATCCTTAGATACGCCTATGAGGGCAGGAAGTACAGCTGCCGCATTCAGGCACACAGCTTTGAGATGGCGAATGAATGCGCTCAGCAGTTTGTTGGTGCGGCAAATATTCTGTCACTCTCCGAATGCCCTGTGCAGGGGTGAGCAATATGAGAGTGATGATAGATGCGCCCACGGTCAGGGCGCTGTCAGCCAATGAGCAGGGGGTGTACAAACTTCTGCGGCAGGGGTGCACGCCCAAGGATATAGCCGCACAACTGCATATATCACTGGGCAGCGCTGATTACATACCGATGAGCATACATGATGTGCTGCCCGATACAGTTGTTGGACTGATAACATCAATACGTGAAAAGGGCTGGGACATTCCCAGTGACAAGGAGGAAAATGAAATGGCGAAGTCACCAAAGTTCAGCGCCGAAGAGAAGCGCAGCATAGTAACTGAGTATAACTCAGGAGCAACCATGGCACAGGTTGCCGAGAAGCACGGGACAGTCAAGAGCACTGTGTACAACATTGTACAGGAGTACAAGAAGCACGGCGAGGCGGCATTTGAGGACGCTGAGGCAGAAAAAGAGCCTGCAACGGCGGCAACCGTTACAAGCTCTGAGCAGGAAACTTGTGACAACATTCCTGCTGATATTGTAACACCTTCCGAGGAAAATGTCAAGAACACGCCTGCTATTCCGCAGTCGGTAAAGGAAGCATGCTGGGAACGAATCGCAAACCTCAAGGAGCAGATTGCCGCTGAACAGTCCGTCATTGATGACTGGACAAGACAGGTTGAAGAGATTGAGGTTTTTCTTGACCTGAATAAGTAATAAGGCATTTAGGAGGATTTGTCAAGTATGGAAATCACTATTGAACAGATTGCGGAATATATCCGCAAAGCGTCGATGTATGACGCTATTATCAATTACACAAAGGCGTCGAAGTATTTCAGCCGTGAAGATATTCTGGCGTTTGCGGGCGAGCATGACACCGCAGAAAAGGCGGAGGACATCACAGATGGAAATTTCTGATTTTTTGTGCAACAGCCGTGCTTTTCAGCGCTGCGAGGACAGATATCTGAGCGATGCGGATCATGACGGCGCTGAGGACGATAACGACATAGAGAACGAGGAGGACGCAGAGGAAGATGACTGAATCGGAATACCGTTCTCACCCATCTGTAAGCCGCTCTGAACTCTGGAAGCTGATATCGGAAGGTCCCGAAAAATTCAATTATCTGCGTTCAAATCCTCAGCCTCCGACAAATGCGCTGATATTCGGACAGGCGTTCCATATGGCTATATTACAGCCCGAGATTTACTATGATAATTTCGCCGTTGCACCCGTTTCGGACAGACGCACTAAAGCATGGAAAGAATTCTGTGCTAAAAATCCAAATAAGATCTCTATTGAGAAAGAATGGCAGGAAACAATATCAGAAATGAAAGATAAACTGCTTGCTGACCCGTTTGTCAGGCAGCTTCTTTCGGGCGAACATGAAAAGCCGTATTTCTGGACGGACAAGCTGACGGGAGAAGAATGCAAATGCCGTGCGGACTGCATTACCGAAATAGGCGGCAATGTTTATGTGGTGGATATCAAGACCTGTGAAAACGCCGCAACGGACGTATTTATGAGGAAATCCGTTGATTACGGCTATCCCCTGCAGGCAGCCATGTACTGCGAGGGCGTAAAACAGGCAACGGGCCGTGAATGCAGCTTTGTGTTCATTGCTATTGAAAAATCGCCACCTTATGCAGTGAATATCATGCAGGCGGATGATATTTACAGACAGTACGGCTTTGATATCTTCCGTGAGGCTCTGGGTATCTATCACGACTGCAAAATAAATAATAACTGGTACGGCTATCTCGGCAAATTCCATAACATAAATATTCTGGGACTGCCGGCCTACCTTGCAAAGGAGTTTGAATAATTATGGAAAACGCACCCGTTACATATCAGAATAATACACCTCAGAATTTTAGCGCCAATGTAATGTCAGCCGGGCTTGACAATATCAATCAGGGAACCGTGGCGATAGAATCAAGCCGTGCCATCGCAGAAGCACAGGGAAAGCTTGTTATTGCGAAGAGATTTCCCCGTGATGAAGTAAAGGCTTATGCTGACGTTATCAAGCTGTGCCAGCGAAAAGGAATTGCAGAAAAAGCTTTCTTTTCGTACAGCAGAGGCGGGAGCACCGTCAGTGGCGTTACAATTCGCTTTGCGGAAGAGCTTGCCCGCTGCTGGGGAAATATCGACTACGGCATAAAAGAGCTTTCGCAGGATAACGGCAAGAGCGAAATGCAGGCGTATGCATGGGATATGCAGACCAATACAATAAGCACCCAGAACTTTACAAATCCGCATATTCGTGAGGTCAACAAGACCGCAAAGGTGCTGACCTCTCAGCGTGATATTTACGAGAATAACGCCAATATGGGCGCACGCAGGCTCAGGAGCCGTATCCTTGCAATACTCCCCAATGATCTTGTTGAAGCGGCGGTAGAAGAGTGCAGAAAAACCCTTGCAGGAGGAAACGGCAAGCCGCTTTCAGACCGTGTCCGTGATATGGTAGTTGCTTTTGAAAAAATGGGCGTTACCAAAGAGCAGATAGAAGGACGGCTTAAGCATTCCGTTGACAGCATGACACCCGATGAACTTGTTGATTTTATCGGCATTTTCAATTCTGTAAAGGCAAAGGAAAGCACTGCCGCAGAATGGTTCGGAGGCGAGGCGGAAAGCTCTGCCGCAGACCTTACAGCAGCGCTCAAGGGCGGTGACGGAAATGGTAATCTGTGACAGCCGAGAGAAGAAAAACGCCCATATCCTGCGGTATTTCGAGAGAAACGGCATTGATTACACGATACGGAAAATGGACGTTGCCGACTATCAGACCGAGGGCATAGACAAGCTTGTTATTGATCGAAAACAGAACCTTGACGAGCTTGCCACAAACCTTACAAATCCGCAGGACAAGGGGCGCTTCTGGCGTGAAGTTCGCAGGGCATACAGATTGGGAATAAAAATGATCGTACTTTGCGAGCACGGCAAGGGCATACGGTCCATTCCCGACGTTGTGAACTGGAACAGCAAATATTCTCCCGTTACCGGGCGGATATTGCAGGAAAAAATTTATCAGTGCCACATTTCATATGGCGTGGAATTTCTTTTCTGCAATAAATCCGAAACGGCGGCAAGAATAATCGAACTTCTCGGAGGTGCATCTGATGATAAATAAATGGATAGGCATGGGGCGGCTCACTGCCGACCCAGAACTCAGACAGACACAAAGCGGCGTATCGTCGTGTAATATTACCGTTGCCGTTCAGAGGGATTTCACGGACGGCAGCGGCGAAAGGCAGTCGGATTTTATAAACGTCGTGGCATGGAGACAGACTGCGGAGTTTATATGCAGATATTTCAGCAAGGGCAGCATGATAGCCGTTGAGGGACAGCTGCGCACAAGAACCTATGATGACAAGCGCTATCCCGATGTCCGTCACTATGTTACCGAAGTTTATGCCGACAAGGTAAGCTTCTGCGGCAGTAAAAACGATAACGGTGAAGCGGCTGCGAAACCTGCACAGACAGCACAGCGCCCTGCTCAGACTGCTCCCGCTGCTGATCTGAGCGATTTTGAGGAAGTAGTCAGCGACAGCAATCTTCCGTTCTGAGGTGGTTTGAATGCCGAAAAAGAAGAGCTTTATCCTTTATGCGGATTATATAAAGCATATAGAACGATTATCAGACGATGAAGCAGGGAAGCTGTTCAAGGCGATCTTCTGCTATGTGAATAATGGCAGGCTGCCAGACCTTGACGGAATGTCGGCTATGGCATTCTCATTTATCTCAAATCAGCTGGACAACGATTTGCAGAAGTACGAAGAAACGTGCAAAAAGCGCTCTGAAAATATCAAGAAAAGGTGGGATAAGGTTAATTCTGCCAAAAAAGCAACGGGAGATTTGTGCGATACAAACGATACAAATGAATACAAAAGTATTTTTTGTAATACAAACGATACTGATAATGATAGTGTTAATGATAATGAGAATGTAAATGATATTGATAATGATAGTGATAGTGTTAGTGTATTACATAGTAATATGCGCCCCATGGGCGAACACCACACAATACACCTGACACAAAAACAATACAATGACCTTTGTGAAAAATACAGCCAGGCTGTTGTAGAACGATATATTGACAAAATAGACCATTATCTTTATTCCAACGGCAAAGCACCTTACAAAAATCATTATGACACTGTTATTAAGTGGATAGAGGAAGACGGCGCAAAGGCACAGCCTTCAAAGCAGCCGTCATTCGATCTCGGCTTGATTATGGATCATGCCCGAAAGAATAAACCGGAGGTGTAAATTGAAGAAATGCTTTTCTGATCCGGCTGTTTTCAAGCAGCTGGAGACCGACTGCTATAATGCAGGCTGCAAGGGTCAGGTAATTGATTGCTCTGAGTTTCCTGCGGCTGAGTACAGATATTTTGCACGACTTTGCGGCGTATATGCGATGTTCAAAAGCAAAGCCATAAGTCTGGAGCAGGCTGCTGCCGAAAAGCAGCGCCTCCTGTCCCAGTACAACGAGGATATCAAGCAGCGATTTCTTTATGTCGATGCGTGCCGAAAGCACCAGGAGGCTATCAAGGCGACTGAGAGCCTTTGCGCAGCTCTCTGCAAGGCTCCGCTGAAACTTCCCGAAGATGTTACCGAGGCACTGAGGACTGCGCTTGCTGTGATATCTGCGGCAAGAAGCGAAAACGTCACCGAAAAGACTGTTTTGCAGAAACTGAACGCCATGAGTGCAGCCAAACCAACGACAAGCCCACAGAAATAAGCTGTATGAGGTTTTACAGATGAGGGTAGGGTAATTTCCACACCAAAACACAAAGCGCCTAAAAATGGCATTTAAATTGAAATTAGGAGGATATGCAAAAATGAATGAAAATCAAATCATAAGTCATCTTGAGGATTTGAAAACCGAAGCTGAGGGTCATTTTACCGATGACGGCGACGATGAAATATTCCACCAGGACGCAGAAGCGCTGCAGGCTGCTATTGATGCGGTTAAACGCAATGAAATCATTGCTGATGCTATAAACAGTGAGATTGCGATCTGCAATCATGAAATCCGCAAGGTGGATATCGAAAAGGCGAAGGCTGAGGAACGCAGAATGAATTACGGCGACCGAAAGGTAATACTTGTGGAGCTGCTCAGAACGATAAAAGGCGGTGAAGAATGATGTTTCTCGGCGGATTTCTGATAGGTTTTATCATCGGTATAACGGTAATTGCGGTTATTGCGTGTGTGATGGCTGCGGGAGATACACCCGTGAAGCATGGCAAATGGTTGAATTTTTACGGAAATTACACTACAGCCGAATGCGATGTATGCGGAGAATGCTTTGAGGTCACTTTTGAGGGTGAAAGCAATAAAATGTTGTTTGACGCATTTAGGCAGTCTTACCGATATTGCCCCAACTGCGGGGCTAAAATGGACGGAGGTGAAAACAATGGAACGTGAAATTTTGTTCAGGGGCAAGCGAAAGGATAACGGCGAATGGATATGCGGTGATTTGTTGCAAGATGTTGAATCGGGCATTTGTGCTATTGTTTCATATGTAAATCTTGGGGGAAATATTCACGATTTATCCGAAAGCTGTATTTTCGCTGTTATCCCCGAAACCGTCGGACAGTACACAGGTCTTACCGACAAGAACGGCGTGAAAATCTTCGAGGGGGATATCGTTAAGGGCACTGCATATTCTGCTACAAGAATTGGTGTGATTGTTTGGATTGATGAAATTTCAAGCTTTGGTGTGCGCCATGTCAACGCCCCAAATCCTACCGCTTGGGAAAATTCATCTATTTTGAGATGTGTTTCACTGGGTAAGACAGACGAATTTGCCGCAGAGGTTATTGGCAACATTCACGATAATCCCGAATTGCTGAAAAAGGAGTGATGCATATTGACTGTGCAGGAGGTCAAGGCGGTGCTGAATGATGCACGAGAGGCAGGGAGCAAGTATCTCAAAGCCCGTAACAAGCACAGGCGTTATGAAAACAGGCTGACGAACGGCAAAACAGTGCAATATAACAGCACAGGCGCAGAATATGAGCGCAACGGAAATTCCGTTGAAGAATCATATTGCGAGGTATCTGATTATGAAACCCAAGCGGACAAATGCAAAGCAGAACTTTCAAACCCGTATTGTGCGGCGGGCAGGCTCATTTACCTTGTGAAAGATGAGCGAAAGCGGCAAGTGCTTAATCGTTATTATCTTTACTGCAAGTCTTGGGGACAGATTGCTTTAGAAATGAAAATCAGTGTGCGTCACGTACATAGGCTTCACGGAAATGCTCTTATAGAAATTGCTCAAAAAGCTTGACAATGTCATACCATTTGTGCTAAAATGGGTATAGTGAATTTTTATATCCGCTTACGGTTAAAGGCTGTAAGCGGATTTTTTTATCCTATTTTTCGGCAGGTGGTGACCCGTGAATGAAAAAAATCTAATATCAAATTCCGAACGAACTCCGAGTGAACTCCGAGAAATCACTCAAAAAGGCGGCAAAGCCTCGGGGGCTGCAAGGCGGAAAAAGCGTGATATGAAAAAATGTATGGAGCTGCTGTTGTCGCTGCCTGCTTCTCAGGTGGCGGACTACCAGCTCCTTTCTGATATGGGCGTGAACTTCGATGAGCTGGACGAACAAGACGTGAACAATATGCTTGCGGTCAATGCGGCGCTGCTCAAACAGGCTAAAATGGGCGATGTGGCTGCGGTAAAGGAGCTGCGGAGCATTATCCGTGACGACGATATGATGCGGCACAGGATCAGGTACGACAACGCCCACCTTAAGCTTGACCGTGAAAGGTACTTCCCATCGGCGGACGATCGGGAGGGCTTTTCTTACGGCGGCATTCCCGCAAGCATGGTGGCTCCTGCCTTTTCATCGGTGCTGTTTGACATTGCCGAGGGCGAACACTCCGAATATGTTTTCCCGGGCGGAAGAGGCTCTACCAAGTCCTCGTTCATATCGCTGGCGGTCATCGACCTGCTGGAGAAAAACGAGGATATGCACGCCTGCATTCTCCGCCAGGTGGGCAACACACTGAAAGATTCGGTGTATAATCAGATGCTGTGGGCGATATCTTCTCTCGGTCTTGACGATGAATATGCTGCCACAAAATCTCCGCTGGAGATAACCAAAACAAAAACGGGGCAGAAGATATACTTCCAGGGGGCGGACGATGAGAACAAGATCAAGTCCATAAAAGTCCCCTTCGGGTTCATCGGCATTCTGTGGTTTGAGGAGCTTGACCAGTTCTCGGGTCCCGAGGCTGTCCGAAAGATAGAACAGTCGGTCATCAGAGGCGGAGACAGGGCGTACAAGTTCAAGTCCTTCAATCCCCCGAGATCGGCTCAGAACTGGGCAAACAAGTACATCAGGACGCCGAGGGCGGACAGGCTCGTTACCGAAAGCAATTATCTGACGGTGCCGAAAAAGTGGCTGGGCAAGCCGTTCCTCGATGATGCGGAATATCTGAAAGAGACCAATCCCACGGCGTATGAAAACGAATATCTGGGCGCTGCCAACGGCACTGGCGGAAACGTGTTCGACAATGTGGTCACACGCAAGGTCACTGACGAGGACATCAAGACCTTTGGAACGATTCTTCACGGCGTTGACTGGGGCTGGTATCCTGATCCCTTTGCGTATGTCAGGTGCGCATATCTGGCGGCGCAGCACACGCTGGTGATATATGACGAGTTCCGCTGCAATAAAAAGGGCAATGCGGAGACTGCTGATGAGCTGAAAAAGCGTGGCGTAACGGCAAACGATATGCTAATGTGCGACAGTGCGGAGCAGAAGTCCGTTGCGGATTACCGCTCCTTTGGTCTGCTTGCCCGTGGAGCTGAAAAGGGCCCCGGGTCGGTGGATTATTCCATGAAGTGGCTGCAGTCCCTACGTGAAATAGTCATTGACAACGAACGCTGCCCCGAGACTGCGGCGGAATTTCTGGAGTACGAATACGAGCGCAGCAAGGACGGCGAGATCATATCGGGATATCCCGACAGGAACAATCACAGCATTGACGCTGTGCGGTATGCCACATCGCAGATTTGGAGGAGAAGCGGAAAATGAGCATTTTATCTTGGCTGAAAGGAGCGATATGCAAATTGTTTGACACTAATGAGCTGGCTGCGAAAATGCAGACCCTGCCTGCTGACAAGGACATGACCGAGGCGGTAAGGCTGTGGGCGGAATGCTACCGCTGCACGCCGCCGTGGGCTGTGGCTGACAGCAATGTGCGCTGCCTTAATCTCCCCTACTCTGTGGCCCATGAAATGGCAAGGCTGGTCACGCTGGAGCTTAACTCGGAGCTGACAGGCTCGCCGAGGGCGGATCATCTTTCCGATGCGTATTCTTCCGCTGTGAAGCTGTCCCCCGTGTGGGTGGAATACGCCTGTGCTCTGGGCGGCGTGTTTCTGAAGCCTTATGTATCGTGCGGAAAGATATACACCGACATCATTCAGGCGGACGCTGCGGCGGTATCGGGCTATGACGGTGACAACATCACCGAATGCGTTTTCGCTGACAGGATAGCCCGCAAAGGTAGGTATTTCACCCGCCTTGAAAAGCACTCCCTGACGGGGACAAATTACACAGTGGTGAACAAGGCGTATGTGTCCGACAACTCGGCTCAGATAGGGCGGGAGATAGCTCTCGGGGCGGTTGCGGAATGGGCGGACATTGCTCCGTCGGCGACATTTTCAGGCATAAAGCGGCCGCTGTTTGTATATATGAAAATGCCCGGGGCGAACATCATTGACAGGCGTTCCCCGCTGGGTGTTTCGGTGTTCAATGCGGCGATCTCCACTATCGAGGAAGCGGATATGCAGTTCACAAGAGGCATATGGGAGTTTGAAGGCTCGGAGCTGGCGGTATATGCCGATGTGACGGCGGTGCAGCGTGGCAATGACGGCACAGAGACGGCTCCCAAATTCAACAGGCGGCTGATAAAGACGCTGGACTTTAACCAAGACCAGGCGTTCAATGTGTTCAGCCCTCAGATACGTGAAGAAGCTCAGAGGAACGGGCTCAACAATCTTCTTCGGCAGATAGAACGGCAGTGCGGACTTGCTTTCGGTACCCTCTCCGAGGTGCAGGACACGGACAAGACTGCTACAGAAATAAAGGCTTCCAAGCAGCGGTCATATGCCACGGTATCAGCCATTCAGGCGAACGTCAGAAAGGCTCTCACGGAGTTTGTGCAGGTACTTGATATGCTCTGCGACATACATGAGCTTGCCCCCAGAGGGGCGTGCGAGCAGTCATTCGACTTTGACGACAGCCTTGTTACCGACAGCGAGACCGAGCAGAAGATATGGCTCCAGGAAGTCTCTGCGGGGATCATGTCTCCTGTGGAATACCGCATGAAGCGCTACGGCGAGACGGAGGAGCAGGCGGCGGCAATGCTCCCCGAGAGCTTTGAATAATGCTTACTCCCGACTATTTGCAGGGTGCGCCTGCGGAGCTGGAGGAGCTTTTTCTCAGGCTCGAGGAGGATATCATCGCCGACATATGCCGCAGGATAGCAAAGGCGGGATATCTTACCGACAGCGCAGAGCATCAGGTGCTGCGGCTTCGTGAGCTGGGTGCGGGAACGGAGTACATCAAGCAGAAGATATCCGAATATTCGGAGCTTTCCGATGAGGCTGTTGACCGATTATTCTTTGACGCTGCCCAGACTTCCGACGAGTTTTATAAAAAAGCATATGCACAGGCGAACGTCGGCTACACGCCTTATGAATACAATGACTTCTTTCAGCAGGCGGTAACTGCCAGCGTGAACCAGACCAAGGGAGAATTGCGAAACTTTACGCAATCCATGGGATTTTCCTACCGTGGCTCAAACGGTCAGGTGCGGTTTCACGATGCGGCTGAGGCCTACAGGGACTGCCTCGACTATGCGTATATGCAGGTGATGACGGGTGCTGTAGATCACAACACGGCGGTCAGGAACGCCACGAGGCGGCTCACAGAGGGCGGTTTGCAGTTTGTGGATTATGCTTCGGGGGTAAGGTGTCACGCTGATGTGGCTGCCCGCAGGGCTGTTCTTACGGGGCTGTCGCAAATGACGGGCAAGGTCTCGGAACACAATGCGGCGGAGCTTGGCACGGACATTGTGGAGGTCGATGCTCACGCAGGTGCAAGACCCGACCACGCCCAGTGGCAGGGCGAGTGGTATTCCCTTTCGGGGAAATCAAAGAAATATCCCTCTCTAAAGGCTGTGACGGGCTACGGCACGGTGACAGGTCTTAAAGGCGCCAACTGCCGACATGACTTTTACCCTGTTATAGAGGGCATTTCCGAACCAAGTTATACGGAAGAGGAGCTTAAAAACATCGACCCGCCGCCCTTTGAATACAACGGCAAGACCTACACCTATTACGAGGCGACCCAGCGTCAGAGGGCTATGGAACGCTCCATGCGCAAGACCAAGCGAGAGATACTTGCGGCTGATGCCACGGACGATAAGGACAGGTTCACGGAAAAGTCGGTGCTTCTCAGGAGGCAGAAAGAGGAGTACGGAAGATTTTCCAAGGCTGCGGGGCTTTCTTTGAGGAACGAGAGGGCGCAGGTCGGGGGATTTGGTCACAGTCAGGCGAGCAGGGCTGTTTGGGCGGCAAAGGGCAATCAGAAGCCGCTTGAAAACAAAATATCCTCAAATCCAAAACGTACTGATACCAATGCTTATGCAGGCTTGACAAGTAAAACGGATAGTGCTACAATAAAATCAATAAATAGTGGTTCAAAGCTGTTTACAGAAGAAAATCGTATAAAAATGCTTCAACACGAGAGGATTATATCCGGCAATAAATATGAAAAAGCAATTATATACAAACCTGACGGCAGCATTGATTTTCAGAAGAAAGGAAATTCTGATTCCGTTTCATTTTCTACAAAGGAAATTAAGTCTATGGACGGAAAAGTTCTTACTCATAACCACCCGAATGGCACTATTCCCTCTCCTGCGGATATCAACATAATGCGCAGGGGCAAATTGGCGGAAATAAGAGCTTGTAATTCAGACGGTGCCTATGTAATAAGACGTTCCGGCAAATGGTCAAGTGAACTGACATCATTGAAGAAAATTGATAGTGCCTACAACAGTTGCATAGACGAAATTCTGTTGAAATATCAAAAAATCGCAAGTGAAAATGGCGAAAACTTCTTTAAATATTTTGACAAGGCTGAAAAAGAAGGATTACAGCTTTTCTGTGATAAATATAACCTTGAATTTTCCTGGGAGGATAAAAATGAAAATAAATATTGACGAAATGCCTGAAAATAAAACATTTGACGATTATCCTTCTGACACAGAATTTGTTCTTCGTGAAAATTTTCCACGATATGACCGCTCCGAATTGGAAAAGGGTAATATTGTCCGTGTTTATCCCGATGACCCCAATTACAATAATGCTTTGACCCGTGAAGAGTTCAGAGCACAATACTGTAATTAAATATTCCAAAATTAAGCATTTATATTCCCGGTAAAGGAGGTATAATATGCCAACGCCATTTATCTACAACAGAAAAATTGACCAGCTTGAAGGAAAAAGAGCAAAGGTATATACCCGAAAAGATTCACCATATAAGAGAGAAATCTTTTCAGGCAGTGGTGGTATTCCCTGCTTAGGAACAGACAAAAATGGTGACGATATTGACGGTGTTACTTTCACCCCCGAAAGCGGCGGAGGGCTTATCTTCATTGAGGACGATATTGAAGAAATTGAATTTATCGACTAATCACCTTACACAAGTAGGGTGATTTTTTATACTCACACAAGCGTGTATGTTTACGACATTTTTGTCGGTAACATATGCGCTGTTTTTATATCAAGATGAAAGGATATGATGTTATGAACGAAACAACAGCAAGACCTATGGAGCTGACAGACACAGCCGAGCTTATGGCAAGTACCGATTACAAAGACAGATTCAAAGCCGAGTACGGACAGGTTGCGATACGCTGCAAAAAGCTCAAAGCAATGCTTGAAAAATGGGATAAGGAAGAGCTGAACTTCACGCCTACGTGTCCCAGATCACTGTATGAGTTTCAGGTGAGGACGATGGAAGATTATATTGCTATATTGCAGGCAAGAGCAGTAATTGAGGGCGTTGTACTGTAATTTCTAAGCAATATCAGTCAACAAAAAATAACCCCTCGATTTCGAGGGGTTAAACATTCTATATCAAGGAGGAAAAAACATGACCAAGGAATTTCTTACAAAGCTCGGAGTATCAGAGGAAAACGCTTCGCAGATACTTGCGGAGAACAAAAAGGACTGTGACGGAGTTTCCGCCAAGTTCGGGGACTACGAGGACGTGAAAAGTCAGCTCAGTGCCGCCAACAAGCAGATAGAGGAGTTCGGCAAGCTGGACTATGAGGGGCTTAAAAAGACTGCCGACGACTACAAGGAAAAGCTTGCGGCGGCGCAGAAGGAAAGTGCCGCAAAGCTGGAAAAGATGCAGTTTGACCACATTCTGGAGGGCAAGCTCTCAGAGCGCAAGCCCAGAAACGCTGTTGCCGTAAAGGCGCTGCTCAACATGGACGGCTTGAAGCTTGCGGGCAACGAGATAGTCGGTCTCACGGAGCAGCTGGACAAAATCGCCAAGGAAAACGACTTCCTTTTCGAGAGCAGCGAGCCTGTGCCTAAGTACATGGGCCCCACAGGCGGCGGTTCGGGCGGTCAGGCGGACGACAGCGCCGCAAGGGCTGTTATGGGGCTTCCCCCTCTCACGAAGTGAGAACTCACAAAGTAAGGAGGACGGCATGAACAAAGCAAGAGATGAGCCTTGTTTATCTTTGAGATGAACGAGGCTATTTTTATACACTAAAAGGAGGAATTTACATGGCAAATGCTATTGCACTTTTCAAGAAGTACATTGACCTGCTGGACGATGTTTACAAGGCTGCTTCCTGCTCTTCCGTGCTGGATATGGACGGCTCCCTTGTGCAGGCAGGCGCAAACGCAAACGAGATCATTATCCCCAAGATAAGCATGGACGGTCTGGCTGACTACTCCCGCAACGGCGGCTATGTTCAGGGCAATGTGGAGATCACCAACGAGACCGTGAAGTTCAACTACGACAGAGGACGCAAGTTCAGCGTTGACGCTATGGACAACGAGGAGACTGCGGGGCTGGCGTTCGGCAAGCTGGCAAGCGAATTTATCCGCACCAAGGCTGTTCCCGAAATGGACGCTGTGCGCTTTGCCTCTTACGCTGCCATCAACGGAATCGGTTCAAAGACCGAGACAATCAGCGGTGCCGAGGCGTTCATGGATTCGGTTCGTGAGGGCGTGAACGTACTGGACGAGGCGGAAGTTCCTGCGGACGGCAGATATCTTTTTGTTACCCCCACCCTTTACAATGCGGCTCAGAGCCTTTACAGCTACGTTTCAAAGAGTGTGCTTGAGGGCTTTGCGGGCATTATCAAGGTGCCTCAGTCACGCTTCTGGACTGCTGTTTCCCTGCTCAACGGCACATCTTCGGGTGAGGAGATAGGCGGCTTCAAGAAAGCCGAGGCGGTGTATGAGGTGACAACCTCCCAGCCCGATGACTGGAGCACAAACTACAAGGATTATTACACCGTTTCCGACGGCGTTTACTCCCCTGTTACGGGCAACAGCGCTCCTTCATGGACTGCAAGCAAGTACTACAAGCAGACCTCCGCAGGAGGTGCGCCTATCAACTTCATGATAGTTCACAAGCCTGCTGTTATCCAGTTTGGCAAGCATACTGTAAGCAAGGTCATCTCCCCTGACGCTAACCCCGATGCGGACGCATACATCTTCTCTTACCGTGCTTACGGTCTCACCGACGCCTACGAAAACAAGGCTGCGGGAATTTACTGCTCTCACGCCTGATTGTCGGCAAAGGAGCTGAGAATGGCATACGCTGATTACAAGTTTTACAGCGAGGTTTTTCACGGCACCATGAGCGAGGCGGACTTTGCAAGATTTGCGGAGTCTGCCTCTGCTTATATTGACGCTGTTACATTCGACAGGATAACTCCCGAGCTTCTGGCGGACGAAAACATTGTCGGCAAAATACGCCGTGCCTGCTGCGCCTGCGCTGATGATATGTATTCATGCGGCAGGGCGGCAGATGTGAAGTCCGAGACCATAGGCAGCTATTCCGTGACCTACGGTGACAGGTCTCAGGCGGAAGTATCTTCGGCGAGGTACAATGCGGTGAAGATATATCTGGGGAATGTTTATGCAGGCGGCGTGAAGCTGATGTTTAGGGGGTGTGGGTGATGATAACCAACGGCATATGCACCGTTTTCAGGACGGCGGGAAAGGCCGTCTTAAAGGCAGGCGCATTCCCCTGCATGTGGCAGGAGGTCAGAGCCTATGAAGTGCAAAAATACGGCGAGGAAAACGCCGACACTGCCAAGGTATTTATCCCCGACATCGCTGCCGATATCCGAAAAGGCGACTACATATTTTTCGGGGAAATGAGTGACCCCACCGACAAGGAGCTGTACAGCGGCCTGCACGTACACAGCATAACGGTGAACAACTTCGGTTCCCAAAATATGCGGCACATAATGCTGGGAGTAAGATAGGAGTGATAAGATGATAGTTTTCAAGCCCATGAGCGCTGAACAGATCTGCATAAATCACAGGCTGGCGCAGGGCGGGTCTGTACAGAAATTCATAGACAGCGAATGCCTGAGGCGCTGCGACAGGTACACCCCCAAGGACACAGGCGAGCTTATCCGCTCAGGCATAAGAGGCACGGTGATAGGCTCAGGTGAGCTTGTTTATACCGCTCCCTATGCCCGAAAGAATTACTACAGCAACAGCGGACATGGAGCAGGCGGCACAGCAAGGGGCGGTCTGAGAGGACGGCTGTGGTTCGAGAGAATGAAAGCGGCTCACGTTCACACTATCCTTGCAGGGGCTGCTCAGATAGCGAGGTGCAGATATCGTGGCTGATTCCGTTATTGAATCCCTGTGGGACTTCCTCTGCGGCTGCCCTTTGCTGGCGGATTACACCATGCAGGTGAATTTCCGCAGCGATGACATCGACTGTGCGGGAATTGTGGAGGACAGCACCGAGGTATTGCAGACATATCTCTGCGGCAGCGAGCTTAAAGCCATGCACGCCTCTCTCTTTCTGGGCAGCCTGTCGGACGATGACCTGCGCAGGATACAGACCAGCGCTTTTCTTGACGATCTGCGCAGGTGGTTTTTGAACGTGCAGGAGCTTCCCGCTCTCCCCGAATACCGCACGGCTCAGGATATACGCATGGACGGAGCTGTACCTTTTGAGTACGAAAAGGACGGTAAGAAATGCACGTATCAGATGAGCATAACTCTTGAATACATTGAAGAAAGGAATGTTTGTTAATGTCAAATACGATAGTTAAAAGGACCCAGCTGGAACATTACATGGACGTAAGCTCCAGTGAAACGCCTCAGTGGGCAAGAATGGGTGACGGTTGGTCAAAGTTCGATGACGCAACTTCCGCTCAGACGGAAAGCACCAAGTACATCAACATGGATACCGAAAGCACCGACACCACAAGCTACAAGACCGCATACAACTTTGAGTGCGACCTTATGTATTCCGACCCCACCATCAAAAAGGTGTATGAGATATACAAAAACCGCAAGGTGCTGGGCGACTGCCTTGTAAAGATACTGACGGTGGAAAAGTTCAACGCTGTTTCGGGCGGCGGTTATGTGGCACGCATGGAGACCTGTGCGGTCGCTCCCTCAGGCACTTCCGAAAACAACAATAAGATGAAGCTTTCGGGTGCGTTCAACGGTCTGGGCGACCCTGTTATCGGCAAGTTTGCTCCTGCCACATCGGGCGGCGGCGGAACATTTACTGCGGATACTGCAGAAGCTGCTTCTGCCAATTCCGAAAGCAAAGCTGTAAATACGGAGGAATAACATGGAATTTAACTACGAAAGGAACCCAACTGCCGTTACCATATACGGCAAAAGCGTTGAGATACCCACAAAGACTGCATATTTCGTGCAGGAGACAAGGCGCATTGCAGCCGAGATAGTCAAGGCTCCCGATGCGGTAACGGCGGCAGAGGCTACGCTGGAGGGCATAAGGCTTTATCTGGGCGATGAGTTCGTAAATGAGCATTTCGGCGATGACGCAGGCGTGACCGATGCAGGCAGTCTTGACACCGACGAGATAGGTGCGCTGTGGGTATTCCTGAACCGTGCCTCCGCAAAGGTGACGGAAGAGGTGCTGAAAAAGTATGCTCCCGCAGAGACTTCCCACTGAATACACTGAGGTGACGGACGGCGGCGTGACAGAGCTGCCGCTCCGCACTGATTTTATCTGCTGGATGAGATTTGAGGAGCTTATCACCGACTGCCGCATTCCCGAGGACAGACTGGTCATAACTGCCCTGAGGCTCATTTTTCCCGTAATGCCCCGTGACCTTTCACGGGCTGCGATGTTTATGCTGTGGTTCTACCGATGCGGGGAGCCGCCTAAGGAAGCGGGTGAGGGCGGTGCAATACTTTCGAGCCGCAGGGCTTACAGCTTTGACGCAGACTTTCCCATGATAGCTGCTGCATTTTACGAAAAATACGGCATTGACCTATGGGAGACAAAAATGCACTGGTGGAAGTTCCGTGGGCTGTTCATGGGGCTGCATGACTGCCGCTTCACTGACATATGCGGCTGGCGGACGGCTGACATCTCGGACGATATGCCCGACTACAGGCGGGAGTTCCTTGAAAAAATGCAGCAGGTCTATGCGCTTCCTGTTTCAGCCAACGAGCTGAGAATGATAGAGGCGGCAAGAAGATTTCTTGATTCATAAGGAGGTGGGGATATTGAATGACGGTGACCTTATTTTTAACACACGGCTTGACACTGCGGGGCTGAAAAGCGGACTGCAAGGTGCAGGTGGTGAGATACTGAAAATGTCCACTCAGGCGGCAGCAAAAATCGGCGAGATCTCCCTTGCGGCAGCAGGTGCAGCAACTGCGGCAATAGCCGCTCTGTCAAAATCAGCCATTGAATGCTACGGAGACTACGAGCAGCTTATAGGTGGAGTTGAAACTCTGTTCAAGGATTCAGCCGATGTTATAAAAGGATACTCGGAAGAAGCATTCCGCACAGTCGGAATGTCTGCCAACGAATACATGGAGACAGTAACAGGGTTTTCCGCTTCTCTTATCAGCAGCATGGGAAATGATACTGAGGCTGCGGCTGAAAAAGCCAATACCGCTCTCAGCGATATGTCAGATAACGCAAATAAAATGGGCTCCGATCTGGAATCAATAAAGAATGCGTACAGCGGATTTTCCAAGCAAAACTATACCATGCTCGATAATTTAAAAATCGGCTATGGCGGCACAAAATCCGAAATGGAAAGACTGCTTGCCGATGCCGAAAAGCTTCAGAAAAGCAAAGGCGTCGATGTTTCCTACGATATATCAAGTTTTGCTGACATCGTAGATGCTATCCATGTGATACAGACTGAAATGGACATAACAGGCACTACCGCCAAGGAAGCAAGCTCCACCATTCAGGGTTCCATTTCAGCGGCAAAGGCGGCATGGCAAAACCTGCTCACAGGTATGTCCGACCCGACACAGGACTTTGACAAGCTGTTAAACGACGTGGTTGAAAGTGTTGTGACAGTTTCGGATAATCTTGCGCCCAGAATTATGGCAGTGCTGCCCACAATGGCGACTGGCATTACAGAGCTTACCGAAAATCTTCTGCCTCTTATACCCGAAACTGTTGAACAGATGCTCCCATCGGTAATTGACGGTGCAAATTCCATTGTATCGGCATTGCTTAATACGTTAAGCTCCTTTGCCGACACAGCTATTCCAATAGTGACTGAAAATGCAGATGAGATAATCGGCACACTTATATCAGGAATTGTATCTGCAGCACCGAACCTTGCAGGCTCGGCAGCACAACTTTGCACATCAATAGCGGAAGCTATCCTCTCCAACGCAGACATCATAACTGAGGGCGCTTCGGACATCGTAACAGCTCTTGCAGACGGCATTTCGGATAATCTTGATTCACTCGTTCCCTCCGCCATTGATGCGGCACTTACCGTTGCAGAGACAATACTCGAGAATGCAGACAAGCTTTCGGAAGCCGCCGCAAGCCTGATCGATGGCTTGGCAAACGGCATTACAGCTTCAATACCCATTCTTGCCGAAAAAGCTCCTGACATAGTGAGTAAGTTGTTTGATGCACTCGTTGATTCAAGTGAGATACTTATAGATGCGGGTGTCGATTTCTGTACCGTCATTGCTGACGAGCTTATTCATTACGATTGGTCAACCGCTGCAGAACAGATGATGTTTAGCCTTTCCGATGCCGTTGATAATGCCCAGAAACACGTAATGCTCGGAATTGATAATTTGCTTGGCGGTGACGTTTACGGCGGAGATATAAACAATGTAGCGTCAACCGCTATGGTAGGCTATATGCGTGATGGCATTGATGACACTGTGCAGATGATAGAGGACGGGCAAAAAGCCGTTTCAGACGCATATGACAAGGGTATGCAGGAAATAAATGAGCATTTTGGTATGACTGCTGCTGACATGAGTGGCAAAGAATGGCTTGAAGCGGAAGCTGAGAGAGAAGCCAATGCAAAAGCCGTTCTGGAGCGTGAAAAAAAGCGTGCGGAAGAATGGAAAAAAGCTCAGGAAAACAGTGCGGCTGAAAATCAGTCTGCTGCCGAAGCAATATCAGAACAGCGTACCCTCGCCGAAACCGCCGCCGAACAGATGAATGACGAGGAGCTTAAAAACCAGTGGCAGAAGCTTGACCATGAGTACGCCATGGGCATTATCGCCGATGAAGATGCACTGTATCAAAAGCGGCTTGAACTGCTGAGAAAATACGGCGATAAAAGCAACACCGAGCACTGGGGCTATTACGAAAAGCTCCGTGCCTATGAGCAGGAGCAGCAGAAAAAAGCTCTGGACGACCGGGAGGACAGCCAGAACAAGGCGATAAAAAGCGCAGGCGAGAGCCTTGACGACCTGAACGCCCTTTATCAGAAAAAATATTCCGATATGCTCACTGCACAGAGCGACTACCGTTCACGGCTCATGGCTGTGGGCGGTTCTGTATTTTCCGTTGAAAAAGAAACGGACGAGGGCGGCAATGAGACCACCATCTACAAGGTAAATGACATCGAAAAGCAGATAGCCGCCATGGAGAAATATCACGCTGACATCAAGGCTCTGAAAGAGGACGGAGCAAGTGCTGCTCTGCTGGAAGAGCTGAACGGTATGTCCGCCGAGGACGGTGCCAAGATGGCAGAATATCTTGCGGGCATGAGTGAAGAGGAACGCCAAAAGGTCATCGAGCTGTACAAACGCAAGGAGCAGATAGCAGATGATCTGTCCGCCGACCTTTACGCCAAGGACGCTGAAAATATGCAGAACGCCTTTGCGGCGACTCTCACGGACATGGGTGTGAACGCATATGATTCGGGTGCGGCAGCTGCGGAGCAGTTCGCAAGCGGTTTTAGCGGCAAGCTGTCCGAGCTGATGAACATTTCCGCTTTCACTCAGGTGAGCGGCACTGTTGCCACCGAGGTATCATACAGGAACGCTGCGGAAAACAGCGGAAACCGGAATGTAAATGTGAATGTGGAGGTCACAGGCGGAGACCTCACCCTTGACAGCAAGGTGTGCGGTGAATATTCGCTGGACTACACCCAGAGCGTCAATGTGCAGAAAGGAAGATAATATGCTTGAACTTGTTATCAACAACGTCAAGGCAGACGGATATGTGACGGATTTTACCGTCAGCTCCGCTCCAAAAAAGGACAGCAGCGCATTTGAGAACCACGACGGCTCCACTGTGGGCGGCTATATAGGGGATATCATTACACTGAACATCACGCTGAAAAAGGTCCCCACATCTGCGGCGGCCAAGATATCGAGCGCTGTCAGCGGAAAGACATTTCCCGTGACCTACTCCTCCCCTGCGGCGGTGTCGGCGCAGTTCAAGAAAACGGCTTACAAGGCTGTGAGCCGTGGCAAGGGGCTTGAATGGGATATGTCCCTGACCCTTGAAAGCGCCGCTCCTGTGGGCGGCTCCCGCCTTTAGCCTTGCTCTGAGCATAGGCGGCATTGATGTGCCGCACTTCAACAACTTACAGATATCATACACTTCGGACGGGTACGGTGCAAGGGGCGTTTGCAGTCAGCAGCTGACCTTTGATGTTCCTGCCTGCGACTATGACGATGACACTGTGGGACTGTTCCCCTATGGTGCGGAGGTGCTTGTTTCCTGCGGGACTGATGTGCCTGTGTTCTATGTGAGCAGCAGGAAGCCCTCGGGCGGCAGGCTGAGCTTCACCTGCTATGACAGGGCGATGTTCACATCTGCCAAATGCACCCTGGAAGAAAGTGATTTCACAGCGGAAGAGGACAGCAATGGCAGCAGCAACAGCTCCAATACGAAAAACAAGCCCAAATTTGCATCTGTAAGCGCCGTGCTTGCCAACATCAAAAGCATATGCGGATTTACGGAGATCGCTGCGGGTGACATCATCGGCACAAAGATCACCAAATGCCCCAAGGACAAGGTCTTCGGGCGGACTGCCAAGGAAATACTCTCCGACCTGGCGGAGGCGGCCTGCGGCTGTTTCTTCGTACAGGGCGGGGTGCTTACGTTTCTGCCCTTTGCCAGCGGTGCTTCATCGGCGCTGTTTTCTGCTGACAAGTACAGCAGCATTGAATACGGTCTGACTAAGGTCTGCGGCAGTGTTATCATGACCGACGGCAGCAGGACATACGCTTCGGGCGGCGACACGGACGCATATCACACAATGAAGATAAGCTCGGTCTATGCCTCGGAAGAGCTGGCGGGTGCGGTCATAGGTGCGATACAGAACAAGTCCTACAGGGCGTGGAGCTGCAAGGCTCTTGTAAGTGCGTATCCTGCCCCCGGGGCGGGCATTACCTTTGGTGAAACAACGCTTGTGACGAACTTCTGCCGTATGAAAATTACCGACTACGGGCTGTTTGCCGAGATGGGGCGGAACAGTGTGCAGGAGAACGAATATGACCCTCTGGCTGACCGTGTACAGATAGGTGAGGTCAACGGCTCCACGAAAATGACCCGACAGGGCATAAAATTCGTAAACGAGAACTCTAAAACCGAATACGGCTTTGAAATGGCTGGCGAGGGTGTTGCCAGATTTGCGGGAGCTATCCTGAATGGCATGATGCCCACTGCGGTAAAAATTGCTGAGGACGGCAAAAGCCTCCGGGCGAACTACAACGGCAAGATTTTTGAGTATGCCATTACTGAGGACACAGACGGCAACATTATTCCCACGACAAGCGAGGTGAGCGGCGATGGATGATATGATGTGGTATTTGCTGGGGCTGGCGAATGGTAAGGGCGGAAAGGTCAAGCCCATAACTATAACGGAAAACGGCACATACAATGTTTCCGACGCTGAAAAGGCTGAGGGGTATGTGGGATTTGGGCCTGTAACTGTTGATGTGCCTGACAGATATCAGGAGGGATATGATAAAGGACACGATGACGGTGTAAAATCGGTTGTTATCAGTCCCCTGACGGTCACCGCAAACGGCACATACAGCGCCGCTGATTATTCCTGTAATGGATTTGACCCTGTGAATGTCAATGTACCGGACAGATATCAAGAGGGCTATGAGGACGGACAGGAACATGGCAAATATACATTTCCCGATGGCACATCATACAGCGATGTTGTAAACATCGTCGGCGGCGATGCCATTACCGATGAAACGTTGGGTGTACAGGTCAGAACAACGGAAACATACGGGGAAGATATGTATTCAACCCAAACCATTGTTTATGATTTATCGGGAAATCCATTATCAACATTGCGAAGTTGGGGATTTGCCAATAGTTTCCTGCCAACATGGGGAATGCCTAAAGTAACATATTTTTCGGTGACTGACAGCACAACAGGAGCCTGGAAGATCATATACACATGGGACAGCGGGGGCACTAACGAATTTACAGGCACAGATACCTATTTGATTGGATTTGGGGCAGATGGGCACAAGTATTCTGCAAGCAATTAAAGGAGGATATTTATGGTAAAAGAAGTAAAAGGCTGCAACAGGGTCATCGAGATCACCCTTGACGGCACTGAATGTGCTGTGAAATTCGATGCTAAATACAACGGATTTGATATCCGCAACAAGTCGGGCAAGGATATCACAGTATCCCTGAAATCAGGTGCTGCCAAGGGCGATGATGGCGTTAT